GAGGATTACCTGTAAGGTAAATATCTTGAGCTCCATAGGCTACTAATTGCATTAAACCACCACCCATTTTAAATTATACTATATAATGAGATTTTTTTTTTAATTTTCAAACAATAAAAACAAAAAATATAACCTTAAGTAAATATTTTTTTTTTTTATTTTAAAAAAGAATTAATAAATTAGTTAGAGTATGCGAGACCACCCATACCACTCATAATTCTTAAGACATTGTAGTTAACTGCGTATACTTCTGCGTCTACTGAACTCTTAGTCTCAGTCTCCGCAACATCCATATGTAAAACAGCATTGTCAATTCTTGAGAAATTACATGTACCGGAAGGTTGATGTTCTTCGGGTCTTAATGCGAATGAATAACAGTATACGTATCCATTTTCTTTTTCTAATGTTTGATGATCTACGTGGGAAGTATGTTGAGCAGCACCGCCGGTGTGGTGTTGACAAGTTTGGAGACATCTAAAGTATGATCCGTGTCTTTGGCGAAAACGATCATGTCCATTAAGTTGTAATTTTGCACTTTTGACAAATTCTTTAGCTAAAGTTTCTTGACTGGCCCAGTCCGCACCACCTGGAGAAATTACCTTATTGTCAGCAGCAGCAAAATTATAGGTACCTTTAGCATCTTCTGTTTGACATACCCATACAAGTTCCTTAACAGGATGATTAAATTCTAAACTGAGTTGAGTTTTGCCACCCTTACCAACACTACATCTACCAGTAGTTTGTAATTGTTCAATTAAGTATTCGTGGGAAACTTGGGCAAATCGTCGTCTTTCATCTGTATCGAGAAAGATGTAATCACAGAATAAACAAACATTGTCTAAATGTTTAATATTAGAATCAAGTTCCGCCATAGGTGTTTTAGAAAATTCAATTGCTACTTTAACTTCATGATATTGGAGTGCGATAAGAGGAAGAGCAAGACCAGGGTTTCTATTGAACCAAAATTGAAGTGGAACATAAACCTTTCTTACTGTATCACTATCTCCTCTTAAATCACCATCAATCATTTCATTTAATTTTCGGACTTCTTCATTTGAATTGGACAATTGAGACCAAATATTTAACCATTCACCATAGTGTTTATCTATACGTTGTCCACCAACTTCTACCTCAGCTGATTTGATTAATTTATGTCCAAATCTTTTAGGTAAAATTACATCACTATTATCTACATTAACGTCAATTTCTAAATACATTCTACCAACTAAATCACCGTTTCTGGCAATTGTACATACTACTTTATTTCCAAAATCGGCAACTCCATTAAAAGTTTGCTCAATTGCTTCCATAGCAAAGTTTGTGTGTCTTCTGTATACTACTTTAAAGAAAGTAATTTGAGGATTACCTGTAAGGTAAATATCTTGAGCTCCATAGGCTACTAATTGCATTAAACCACCACCCATTTTAAATTATACTATATAATGAGATTTTTTTTTTAATTTTCAAACAATAAAAACAAAAAAATACTCTAAAGATTATATATTTTTTTGTTATTAAAATAAAAGTTATTCTATAAATTTAATTAGAGTAAGCTAAACCACCCATACCACTCATAATTCTTAAGACATTGTAGTTTGTAGCATAAGTTCTAACTTCTTTACCATCCGTTTCAGAAGATTCAGCCAAATTCATAGTTAACAACGCATTGTCAATTCTCGAGAAATTACATGTTCCAGAAGGCTGATGATCTTCTGGTCTTAAAGCAAAAGAGTAAGAGTAGATAAAACCTTTTTCGGCTCCAATTCCTCTTGCGTCACCATTATTACCTTGTTGATCATGTCCACCTGTATGATGTTGATAAGGTTGAACACATCTGAAATATGTTCCTTCTCTTTCACGGAAACGATCATGGCCATTTAATTGTAAAACAGCACTCTTAACAAAATCGTCTTTTCCTACATTAGTATCGGCAGCAAAGGCAAATGGTTCATTAATTGCACCATCAACTACTCGCCCATCCTGAACAACCCAAACTAATTCTTTACATGGGTGATTAAATCTTAATTCAACATTGGCACATGAATCTTTTTGACCAAGACAAGTTTTTCCGTTGAATTGAACTTGTTCAATTAGATATTCATGAGAAACTTGAGCGAATCTTCTTCGTTCATCTGTATCTAAAAACATGTAGTCACAGAAAAGACAGATGTTGTTGATTTTTACCCCATCATTATCTGTAGAATTAGCACAAATTCTTGCTGCTTTATGTAATTGTAAATTAAGCTTGACTTCATGATATTGAAGTGCAATAAGGGGAAGGGCAAGTCCAGGGTTTCTATTAAACCAAAATTGAAGAGGAACATATAATTTTTTGTTACCACCTTTTCCTGGAAGAGAAGCATCGACAAGTCTTTCTAATTTTTGGAATTGTTCACCAGAGTGTGATAATTGTGTCCAAATATCCATCCATTCACCATATTGTTTATCAATAGCTTGTCCACCAATTTCAACTTCGACGTAATCAATCATGGCATGACCTGGTCTTGCTACTAATGTTTTTCCACCATCAGTAATATCAACTTCTAAATACATTTTTCCTAATAAATCACCATTTCTTGCGATAGTGCAACTTGTTTTTTTACCAAGAGAAACATTACCAGTGAAAACTTGTTCAATGGATTCCATTGAAAAGTTAGTATGTCTTCTGTATACTACTTTAAAGAAAGTAATTTGAGGGTTACCCGTGAGGTAAACATCTTGTGCGCCATAGGCTACTAATTGCATTAAACCACCACCCATTTTAAATTATACTATATAATGAGATTTTTTTTTTATTTTCTATACAAAAAATAAGTTTAATTAGCCAAAATATTTAATCTCCCATTTTTAACTCTTATTATATTAAATCTCTTTATAAAAATAAATAATTCTCTATCTTTTGTAGTATTTGAATTACTTGTCATTTGTAAATCTAAATGTATACTATTAAATTTAGTAAAACTCAAAAATCCAGATGATTGGATTATTTCAGGATTTAAATTAAATGAATATGAATAGATACAATTATTCTTTACTTTCTTATCATTATCTACGTGGTAATCAGATTTAAAATGTTGATTACGCTGAATTAATCTATAATATGAAGCTGGAAATCTAGGATTTAATACTCTTCCATTTAATAAAATTGATATATTTTTAAAATGATCCGTTCTCATATAGTCATTTTTATTATTATGCCAAAAATTAAAATAATTTCTAAGATTGTTTGGATTTTTTTCTTTACATATCCAAATTAATTCCTTAACTAAATAATGTTGTTCTAATTCAATTTTTTGTCTTAAACTTTTTTCATTTTTAACAGATATATTATGAGGACCGTTATATTCTATTTGGTCAATGACATATTCTAAAGGTTGTTGTAAAAATGTTTGTTTCTCTGTTTGTGTTAATTCTATAAACTCTCCTAATAATTTACAACCTCTTATAATATAATTTTTTTCAAGTGCGTTTTTTGAAATTTTATGAAAATCATTAATTTTAATATTAACTGAAATTTTTTCATATTCTAAAGAACATAACGGAAATGCTAATTCACTGGATTTAGAAAACCAAAAAGGGATAGGTAAATGTAGAGTATATTCTTTATTTGTTTCGCCTAATAAATTAGTTTTAGTAAAAATATTAGCACTGGCATTATCAAATAAATGTTTATTATTTGATTTATATAGCGAAAAATAAGTATACATCCATATTCCAGATAATTTTTGTAAAACTTTATCGTTACTCATAATTTCTATATAATCGATTAAAGCAAATAAAGTTTCTGGAACGATTTTTTCGAAATTATTCCAATTATTAATATCCTTATCATTGTCTTGTAAAATGAATTTAACCGTTAGATTTAATAATAAATCACTTGTTTTATCTATAGTAAAATCTATAGTTTCTCCAAAATTAATTACAGTATCATTATTTTGAATTTTATTTGAATCTATTTCTACAAGAGTTTTGGCAAAATTGGTATGTCTCGAACTTTTATTCTTAAAAAAAGTAAATTCTGAATTTTTAAATAAACTATCATCTTGTTCCCCAGTAGCATTTAATATAATTTTACTTACTGACATTTTAATATACAGCAATATTTTTAAATTATAGTTTATACCATAATTTACAATATTTAATTCTGGAAAACTAATCCAGCATGTCCAGACATAACTCTTAATACATTATAATTTAGCGCAAAAATCTTAAGTATTTTATTGTTAAGAGAAAATCCTTCACTTTTAGAATTATTATGAAAATCTCTTCTTATTCTTAATCGGAGTTCAGTTTTATCTAATTTAGAAAAATTTAAACTCCCAGAAGGTTCATGATTTTCTGGATTTAGGGAAAATGAATAACTATATATACCACTCCCTCTTGATAAATCAGCATTTGAATAATTATATTGATCTTTTGTAAAACTTAAATTGTCATATCCAAAATCAGAATGGTATTGATATTTTTGAACATTTCTAAAATAACTTGCGCCTTGTGGTTCACATAATTCTGTCCCATTTAAACTTATAGTTGCGTTGATAAGTTGATCTGCTTGGTTTTCCCAATCTAAATTTCTCCAATAATTAAATAAATGGTTACCAACATTTGTTCTTTCTTTGGTTACTGGTAAATTCCAAGAGTCTATATATTCTTTTCCAGTAATATCTTTTTTAGAATTGGAATCCTGTAAAACCCATATTAATTCTTTTACAGGATGATTAAATGGTAATTCGAATTTATGCGTATATTCTTCAAAATCTAAATCACTTATTTCAGTCTTTAATGGTACATTTAATTTATCATTTATTTGTACTTGTTCAATTAAATATTCATGTTGATTTGAAGCAAATAAAACTCTCTCGTCCTTATCTAAATGTATAAATTCTGATAGCAAATATATTTGATTAATTTTAGAGTTGTTTTTACCAGAATTACCTATATTTGTTATTTTACTTCTTTTATTTAATTGTAGTTCAATTTTAACGTCACTATATTGTAGACTCATTAATGGTAAACTTAAACCAACATTTCTATTAAACCAAAATTGTAATGGAACATACACTAAACCATCTTTAAATTTTAATTCAATTTCTCCTCCTATACCATTTCCCTTAGAGTTTAAATGAGTATTGAGCATATCACATAATGATATATTTCCTTTCCCATTAAGTTCTGAAAAAATATGTAACCAATCACCGGTATGTTTATCAATAACTTGATCACCAATACTAATTTGTACATTATCAATTAAACTATGTGCTGATATACCAAATTCCTGTTGAATAGATTTTAAATCTGAAGCACTTTCTAATTCAAATACTATATACATTCTATGTAACAAATCACCTATTTTAGGTATTTTAGCATAATATTTTTTCCCAAAGTTTGAATTAGTATTCAATGTGGTTTCTCCGACAAAATTTAATACTCTATTTTCAATAGCAAAATTAGTATGTCTCTTATGTACTGATTTAAAATATGTAAATTGCGGGTTACCAACTAAATATTTGTCTTGTTCACTAGTTACTGTAAGTTGAAAGTATCCAATACCCATTATTTAATATAATATGATATTATTTTTAATAGTATTATTCTTAATTACTTTTTTTTGTCACTTTAATACTTCTGTTTTCTAAACCATTTAATAAATATTCCATAAATTTTCTAGTTTTACTATTTTTCTCATTAGCTTTGTGTAAAATTATGTAATTATCTAAACTAACTACATAGTTATATTTATAGGATAAATTTCTAATTAAGATTGAATCTTCTATATTTTTTAATGCAACTCCTCCATTTTTAAATTGAAGGTTACTTCTTTTTATTAATCTTATAGAATCCCCATTTTTAACGTTTGAAATATTTTCTAATGTGATTAAATTAAAATGTTTTACAAGCATTTGTTGCTTTTTGTTTAAGTAATCTAAATAATTTATATCCATTAATAATAATTACATAAAATAATAATTATATCTTTATATAATAATGAATTTCAAGAATAATTTAGTAAATTGTGTCACCAATGTACAATGTGAACCCAAAACAAGAAGGTTAGCTAAAAGTAATTATCAACGACCTAAAAGCACATACACAGATACCTTACAAACAAACGGTGCTTGGAAAGATAAACTAAAAAATTATGTTCAAGTGGAAGATATAGAAGATGTAAATATAAGCACTCATGTAAGATATATAACTCTTAAGAATGGATCTCAGCGATTTTGTCTAGGTGGACTATTACGTAAAATTCACCCAAAATATGTAGTTTTATCTAATGGAACATTTAGTTGGAGTGTTCAAAGATTTCATTATTCGGATGATGATACAGATAGTGAACCAGTATTTGAAACATTTTTTTTTAGAATATTATCAAAACAGTAACAGCAACAGAAAATTATAGACGATCAAGAAAAGGAACTAGAACAACTTAGAAGTAAATTAGGTGTTAGTAAAAAAAAAACGTCAGGAAAATGAATGGATAAATTTAATAAACCTTTAAGAAAATTTTATTAAATCTATTTAAATCTATTTAAATCTATTTAAATCTATTTAAATCTATTTAAATCTATTTTTTGATAAATCTTTTTAATCTCACTCTTTCTTCTTTATCTCGTTTATCAATTATATAATTAGCTATTTCTTCTCCTTTTTCATAATTCTTAAAGTATTCACCCAATTTACTTTTTAATGTTTCCTTATTGAGAGGTTTTTTAGTATAACTAACACTTCTTTTGAGTTTACCATTACCCGTAGTCATATCTTCTATATTGTAGTCTCCCATAAAAGTTAATATAACTTCTGTTAATTTTTGTTTTGCTTGCTTTTTTTCCCTAACTACTTTTTCTAATTTTCTAATATCGTCATCTAAATTTAAATATTTCTTAACTTTATCTTTAAAATTAGATAATTGGTTTTGATCTAAATCAGTCATTATATTATATATATCTTTAATTCTCTATATAAATATTTAGATTTAATTTAATAATTTATAGAAACCCTTAGTAAATAATTTATTGATACATCACTTTTTTATTAAGAATATTTTTGATAGATTCTATAGTTTTAGTTAATAAACCTTGTTCAACTAACCATAATACAGATAATATTCCTACTACTACTACTACAACAATTATTGCAGTTATTAATGTTTGGTAACTTTTAAATTTAGCAACATCTTTATTACCAACTAATTTAGAACAAGCTTTCTTAAAATCTTTATCAGTATAACATCTCAATTTACTTCCATAATTTCTGTTTGCTTTGTTTGAATTATTGTGATTATAAAAAAGAGGTCTATTATTAAATTTTTGAATATTTCTTGCATTATTTCCAGATACTTTTTTAAGATTTTCGTAGAATTTAAGACTACAATTTACGGGATTATCGAATACTACCCAGGTAACTTCTTCCGTACATGGGTATCTAGGAAGAGAACCATCATATAAAAAAAAAGATTTATTTTCCGGAATAATGTGATAGATGTTCCAATTATTAGGCATATTTAATGACCGTTGAGTTCCTCTTTTTTTAGGTATAGAATTGTAAAATTTATCAAAAAAAATTTTAGATTTTGACATAGCGTCATTAATATCTAAAAATACAGCAATAATTAATATTTTCCCAGAATTAGTAGATCTATGATATAAATGCGCTTCTACTGGATATGAACTTCCATCAACTTTATGGGATGCTGGGACAGAAAAAGAAATTTTATGTAATTCATATACATCATGGTTGAAATTTATAAAACTACCATTATCATAATCAATAATAAAGTTTTTATTGGAAACTATCATATTACATTTAGATGTTCTGTAATAAAACATTAAATCACAACTAGCTAAACATCTTCTGGCTTTTTTAGATTTAATTTCAATTGGGGATTGTTTTGATCCTTTGTCACAATATGATTTAACCATAATTAACTAATATAATTAGATAAAATAATTTGTATGATTAATATATATATATTTCATGAAATTATCAGATAATTTAGGGTCTTTTATTTTAGTTTTTATACTAACTCTTATTCTAGGATATTATTTAGGATTAGCTATATCTACTACTGTAAATTATAAATTACAGGATTTGCGATTTAAATTTCCAAGAGCTAAAAATAATATTACAATAGAAATAATTAAAAAACCACGTAGAAAATTTAAAATTATAAATGTTAAAAACAATAATAAAAAGGATGATGTTAAATTAATTAATAAACAAAATATCAATGTTGATGGAGAAGATGTTGAAAATTTCAATAATTATATAGGTAAAAGGGGTAAAAGGGGTAAAAAAGGCAAAAAAAAAGAAAAAACTAATAAACAAAAACAAAAAAGGGAACATTTTAGAAGTAAAGATAATACAACATGTCAAGAACCTAAACCTTTTAATCCAGTAATAGAACAAAGAGCTAAATACTATAATCTTAAGGAAAAAGATAAAGATAGAGATTTAATTAATTATGCCAAAAACTATAAAAAATATAGAAAAAATGAAAAAAAAGAAGGTATCGGTAATTTAGTTGCGTATAACCATGAAGACATAGAGACATCATATTATGACTATGATTTAAATATTAATTGTAAAAAAAATAAGAAAAAATTTAAAGATTCTATAAAAATTAAACCAAGAAAATATATAAATTTTGAAAAAGCTAAAAATACTGAGAAAACTACAAATAATTGGGATCATTTGCCTACACGAAAAAAACTTTGCCCAGGATTTAAATGTCAAAGGGAGTATCAAAATTGCACAAATAATCATGAAATAGTTAAAAAAGTTTAAAAATATATTTTTTTAGTGCTTGTAAATGTTTGTCTACATACTGGACAAGCTAAACTATAATTACTTAGTTCAGATAAACAAGTTTCACAAATACACATATGATTACATGGTTCTAATAAAATATTAATACTATTTTTATAACATATAGAACAGGATAGTTTTTTTTCTTGTTCTGATATTTTATTTTGTGAATTTTTAATTTTATTCTGTAATTCAAATATTATTTTTTCACTTTTCTTTTCACTATCTATATATTTTTGAATAAGAATATTTTTAGAATGACAATTTAATTCAAATGATTCTTTTAAAGATTTAATATTTAAATCTTTAGAATAAATTTCATATTTCTTATTTTCGATATCAGATTCTAAGAGTGTTATCTTATTTTTAAAGATATTATTTTCAATAATTAAAGTATGTTTATCGGAAACTAATTTATTTTTTTCATCATTTATTAAAGTAATTTTTGAATTTAATCTATCATAATTGGAACTAAAATGAACTAAATCATTTGTTAAATTAATAACATTTTTAGTTAAAGAATAGTTTGACTGATGTAAATTTTCTATAATATTATTAGTATTATTATTATTATTAGTATTATTATAAGTTGAATTTTCTAAGCTATTCATATAGCCTTAATATAATATGTAAAATATTTTAACTTATTAAAGATAACGAAAAAATTTGATTGTTATATCTCAAATAATTTATTATTTAAAGATTAAAAAACAATTGATAATAAATGGATTATAAAAACGAAAATGCAAACGAATATGAGGGGGGAGAGGAAATTGTTGATAATTCTTCAGAATTAACTGTATACAAAGACTTTGATTCAATGGGTCTAAAGGAAGATCTGTTAAGAGGTATTTATGGTTATGGTTATGAAGGCCCTTCATCTATTCAACAAAGAGCTATTAAACCTCTTATTGATAAAAAAGATATAGTGGCACAATCCCAATCGGGAACTGGTAAAACAGCAACATTTTTAATTGGGGCCTTACAGACAATTGATAAAGAGCTATTAAAGCCACAGGTTTTAATCTTAGCACCAAATCGTGAATTAGCTTCTCAAATTTTTAATGTAATGGAATCACTTAATGCTTATATGAAGTTATCAGGTGCACTTATAATGGGTGGAACTAAAGTAGATGATAATTTTAAAATTCTTGATAAGGGAGTTCATATTATAGTAGGAACACCTGGTAGAGTATTTGATATGATTAAAAGATATGTGCTTAAAACAGATAGGATTCATTCATTTATCATGGATGAGGCAGATGAAATGTTATCCAGGGGATTCAAAGATCAAATCTACGAAATATTTCAATATATACCTAAGGAGTCACAAATATGTTTGTTTAGTGCTACAATGCCAACACAAGCGTTGGAATTAACAAGAAAGTTTATGCAGAATCCATTAAGAATTTTAGTTAAAAAAGAGCAATTAACATTGGAGGGTATTAAGCAATATTATCTTGGAGTAGAATCAGAAATGTGGAAATTAGCAACATTGTCTGATTTATATGATAAACTCGCTATTTCCCAATCTATAATTTTTGCGAACTCTCGTAGAAAAGCAGAATATATTAGAGAACAATTAAAAGAATTAAATCATACAGTAGATTGTATACATGGGGAAATGCCACAAAGTGAAAGAGATCAAATTATGTCAAATTTCAGAAAGGGAAATAGTAGGATTCTAATTACTACAGATATTATTGCTAGAGGGATAGATGTTCAACAAGTTTCAATTGTAATTAACTATGATGTTCCAAGATTTAGAGAAATTTATATTCATAGAATTGGAAGAAGTGGTAGATATGGTAGAAAGGGTATAGCTATAAATTTCTGCACTGAAAAGGAATATCAACATCTTCAAAGCATTATAGAGTTTTATCAAACTGAAATGGAAGCATTGCCTGAAAACATTAAAGAATTGCTATAAATAATTATATATATTATCCAAAAAATATATTATATGAAAATAATATTTTTATATAGTAAATGTTTCAAAATAAACCTAAAAAAAATAAGTTAGAACAAAAAAAAATATATAACTGTATTGTTAAAATTATACCAACTCATATTGTATTAGATCCACTTATACCATATAATATAATTCAACAATCTAAATCAATAGGTGCTGGATTTTTTATTGATAATGACGGACATATTTTAACATGTGCTCATGTTGTTAAAAATATTATAGAAATATGGATAACTTTACCAGAAACGGGTAAGAACATATTTAGGGCGGATATTATATGTGTATATCCTGATTTTGATTTAGCTATAATAAAAATTAGGGATCATAAAAATAAATTTTTTTTAAATCTTGGAAATTCAGAAAATATTAATTTAGGAGATGAAATATATGCCTTAGGTTATCCGGATAATTCAGAATATCCAATGAGAACTACAGGAACAATAAGTGGTAGAAGAGGTGATAATATTCAAACAGATGTTGCGCTTAATCCTGGAAACTCTGGTGGACCATGTTTAAATGAGTTCAACCATGTTATAGGAGTTAGTTCAGCAGTTATTGCTGGGAGTGAAGATAGTTCTTTAATAGTTCCAATTAATGCTTTCAAAAATGTCATAGACTCTATGATTAATTCTGGTAAAAAAATAATATATAAAAATGTTTTAGGAATTTTGTTAGTTAATGGTAATGATAATTATAAGGAAATGTATAATGTTAATATATCGAATATTAAAGGTCAAATAATTAAGAAAATTCTAAAAGGATCTCCATTTAAAAAATTTGCGAAAGAAGGGGATATATTACATAGTATTGATAATTATAATATAGATTATTATGGGGAAATTTCAGTTGAATGGGAAGATGCTAAAGTTCCTTTAGAATATATTGTAAAACGTAAAAAACCTTTTAGTGAAATGGAGATATCAATTTATAGTCTTGATAAAAAAAAAATAATAAATAATAAAATTACTCTTAAAACATTCCCAGATATTTACCCTATTCGTCAAGTTTTTCCACATGTAGAAAAAATAGATTATGAAGTATTTGCTGGATTAGTAGTAATGAATTTAAATTTAGATCATATTATACAGAAATTTCATCATCTTATTCATTTGATAGTTAATGAAGAAATTTATGAACCATACATTATAATAAGTCATATTTTTAAAAATTCAAAAATAGGAGAATACAACACTATAAATACTGGATCACTATTAGATAAAGTAAATAATATAAAAGTAAGAACGTTAACTCAATATCGAGAAGCAATGAAAAAATATATTAGTAAAAATAATAAAAATTATATTGTAATGGAGACACTAAATAGAGATAAAGTAATTTTAAATTTAGATGAAGTTATAGAATATGAAAAAAAATTAATTTCACAATATGGATATTCAACATCAATAAGTTATAATTTTTATAATAAAGAAAAATGATAAAATAATAAATAAAAATATATTATAATAATATAAATGGATTTAATCAATAAATTTCAAGCTTTAACACCAGGAATGAAATTAACTATTGTATTAGTTAGTGTATTTTCACTAATTTTGGTATATTGTATGTTTAATCGTAATAATTTATTAAATACACAAGAAGAAAAAGAAGTGAATGTTTTTTCTGAAAATTTCAATTCAAACACTTCTAATGCCGTATTTACTATGTATTACGCAGATTGGTGTCCTCATTGTCAAGCAGCTAAACCAGAATTTAAAAAAATGATGAAATATAATAACAAAAAATTTGGTAATAAAACTCTTGAGTTAGTAATGGTAGATTGCGAGAAAAACCCCGAATTAGCAGAAAAAGAGGGAGTTGAAGGATATCCAACATTTATATACAAAGAAGGTGATAAAAAAGAAGTATATAGTGGAGAAAGAAATGAAATGGGTTTTATAGAATATCTTAAGGAAAAAATAGGTTCTATATTTGGATAAATCTTAAATTCTTAAATAGTATAAATATATATATTTAAAAACTTAATTAATTTTTACCTGTTTTAGTATAATCAATAGTTGGGTTTAAACCTAAACTAGTATCATCAGATTCAGGAGCATGTAATGGATAAAATGGTGTACCATATGTATTAATAGATCCATTGTTATAATTTGAACATTTTGATACTGGGGCTCCAAAGTTTTCAAAATTTTCATTCTGAATATTAACATAGGATTCTAAAGCCTTAGATGTATGTAATAAATTCATTGTAACTAAAAATATAATTGTAACTACAATTGCTGATTGAAAATTGCTTGATGATAAATAAACAATCATAAATAGAACAACACTTCTAAATAAGGGATTTTCAAATAAATTCTTAAGAGGTGTTGGTAATTTTGGATGTAATCTTGGTCCATACATAGCTAAGAAAATAGATAGAACTCCGAATAAATACGAATTTTGAACCAAATATTCAGGATTTAACATAGTTTTAAGACTTTTAACTGTTTCAGCCATTTATATATTATAAGAGGAGAAAAATTTCTCAACAGGTTTTTAAACTAATTTCCAATGTTAATTTACATATTTTTGCTTATTATCGAATTCAATAATTTTCTGGTTTTACTTAAATGATAATTAAATTTTTCACAATCATTACATTTATTACCTTTAGAACAATCTTTTTTCACAATACTACCTTGACATTTGGTAGCAACTTTATCAATAGCTTTACAGAAAAAATTTCGATCGGTTACATTTTGGAAAATTTTAAAATTTTCATAAACCACATATTTTTCCAAATAATGTATAATCAACATTGAAATAGCAAATGATATTAATACTATTTTATAATTTTTCAAAAAATTATATATTATTCCTGAAATTACAGCAGAAACAATTATTTTATATTCAATAATAAAACTTAATAAATTATTCATATAATATTAAGTGATATTTTTTAACTAAATTTATAAAACTAAATTTTTATATTTTTTAACTTGGGATACAATACTCTTAGTTAAAGAATCTAATTGGTCTAATCCAGGAATATTTGAAAATTCTTCAGTTTTTCCCATTTTTGAAGTATCTTCCGAAACCATTTTATTTGATTCTGTTTTTTTCTCATGTTCTTTACTAACCATTAATACTTTTTGTGGATTTGGATGAACTCGAGCACACCATTTATTCCCATTACCAGCAGATCCATAACATAACTCTAAACATTCTTTACTTTTGTTATTATTTTGACACACATTTGGTACTTCTTCGTCCTCTTCTTCTTCTTCCGCTTCTTCATCTACAAAATGTTCATAATTATTAAAAGATTCTTTATTTTCTTTAAAATCTTCTTTATTATCGGGAATACCTTTTTCGAAAGACGCCTGTGCTTTATCCATAATAGATTCTGGATTATAAAATTGCTCAGTCTTATCATCATCTCTAGATTTTTCAGCAGTTTCTAAGGCTGGATTTTTAAAATCCTCTTCATCATCATAAAATTCTCTAATAGTATCAAAATTAGAATAATTTTCTTTAAATTGTTCTTCAACGACAGCTTCTATTTCTTGTGAATTAGTATAAGACAATATTAAACAAAAACTAATTGAAACTAATAAAGCGGCTTGTAAATTATTAGTTGATAAGTAGGTAATTATCAATATAATACCAAATCTAAAATAATTATTATTAAACATATTTCTTACAGGTTCAGGTAACTTAGGATGTAATCTAGGTCCATATAATGCTAAAAACACTGCCAATAACCCATAAACAATAGAGTTATCTAAATTAATATTTTTTAATAAATTGTCCATTTAATTATACTATCTAATAAGAAAAAAAAGTTTAACCTGTTAATAATTTACTTCTATTTTTTAAATAAATCTTCTAAATTAATTGATAGGTTTTTAATTTTTATTTCAGATATTATTTCTTGTAGGTTAATATTTGATTTTTTGGATTTTTTTTTTTGAACCTCTTTTTTGACTAATATATTTTGAAAATAATCTTTAGTAATTAGGTAACTATTATTTATATTTTGAAGTTTTTCTTCTTTTGTTAAATTGAATTTTAAATTATTATATGTACATGACAGTTTAACAGTATTTTTTTTATAAAGTAAATATTTACTACGATCAATACTTGATGATAATATCAATAAATTGTAATACATAAATGAGTCTATTCCTTTAATTTCAACTAATTCATTATCGGATTTGGATATAATCAAAAATCCTAAAGTTTTAGATAAATTATCGTCAAAATAATCAATGGGATAATTATTACTTACACCCCCATCTACATATATATTTGAATTATAATCGATTTTATTATATATAATTGGAATTGACATTGAAATTCTAATAGCTTTATATACCATCATATTTGGTGTATTTATATGATTAAAATACTCGGTTTTTTGTTTATTTAAACATGTTCCTGTAACTATTAAAGTTTTACCAGTCTTGGTGTATAATTCTAAAAATGTTATATTTTCAGAAAGACCTTTTTTAGTAATTAATAATTTTATTAAATGTTCGATTTTGTTGCCAGTATCTAATCCATAATTTTGAAAAAAGTTAATAAGGTTTTCACCACTCACGTCTTTTAGTATTTCAAGATCTAGATTAAGAACTAAATTCTCTAGATCATTATATGTATAGTCTAATACAAATACTAAAGAAAATATAGATCCCCCAGATGAACCAATAATACTTTTAATATTTGAGTCTAAATCATTTTCTTCTAAATATTTTAGAACTCCTAAAAAAGATATACATTTTGTCCCACCTCCACTAAAAACTAAATTTTCAATCATTATTAGTTAAATATATAAATTATTTTTTTAAGTAAATCTTAAGTATTAATTTGTAAAAAAAAAAAAAATTGTTTATATAAAATAGTAATGATAAATGTTTTCGCTCTAAATAATGTGAGAGATCAAAAAGAAATAAATAAGCACATAATATATAAAAAAGTATTAAGAAAAATACATCATAGAATAAAAATTATTTCTTCTAAAGGAGATTCCTTTTGTTTTTATATTGTGCCTGAATTTATTTTTGGTGTTCCAAAATATGATACATTAAATTGTGCTGGTTATTTAGTTAAAAAGTTAAAAACAAATGGATTTAAAATTCTTTATACTTATCCGAATCTTATATTCATATCCTGGAATCATGTTCCAAGCGAAATAAAACATCCTGAAATTAAAAATACAAATATAAATAATTTAATAGAATCTTATAGTCAACCTAAGAAAATTGAATATAGGTATATTGAAGATTATAAGCCATCTGTTAATTTTTTAAATAAATTAAATAGAATAGAATATCATTAAAATTTTAAATTAGTTATTTATTAATTTATTAATTTAAAATTTAAAACTTTCTTATCGATTTAGATAAGGTTTCTAATAAAAATATGATAAATACTCCTGTTGATATAAATACAACTAAATCAAATAAGTTATCATTTTTGTTAAAATTATTATTTTGTAATCCCTTAATAATATCCCTTAATTTATCATTTTCAGATTTTAAAAAGGTTACGTAATGTTCTTTATTTTGAAAAGTTTCTTCAGTATTTGAACCATCACTATCTGATAAATATTCATCATTTAGTTTCTGTTCTAATAATTTATCATATTCATTTGTAGGTAAATCTAAATTATTTAAATTTGGATGATTTTCCATATCATCAAGTTTTTTTTCATTTTCCTGTATTATTAACCTTTTTTGTTTTTTACCTTGTTTAGGTAATCTTGTTTTTGGACCAGAATGTTCAGGTAACCTGTTATAATTTCTGGAAAATGTTTTTCTTCTTTTAACTTTTTTTTTTTTACCCTTAGTAAATACAGATTTAGCTTCTTGATCATATACATCTGTTTCTGGATATGATTCTAAAGAATAACCCATTTCTAAAGGAGTAAACCCATTATCGGGTGTAATTTTTTTAAATCTTTTATCAGATTTATTAGAGGTTAAATTTGTACCCCAAGCTTCTTCAATAGTACAGTATGGCATGTTATTATAAATCGAGAAAAATATTTTAATTAAATATCTAATTATTGGGTTAATTAAATTAATAAATAAAAAAATAAAATAGATTTCTAATAAAAATATATTTTATATATATAAAGGAATAATGGATATGTATTTAAAAACTGTAACTAATGTATTGGAAAATAAAAATGTAACTGCGGTAGTTTCTTTATTATTAGCATTATATGCTGGTTTGGCTGCTCCTGCTTTACCTAACGTTGTTATTAAATTTTTTGACACTTTTATTGGAAAAGTTCTATTTATTTTTCTTATTGCTTTTGTAGCTAGTAGAAATGTTCAAGTAGCTATTATGTTAGCAGTTGCTTTTGTAGTAACTCTTAATGTTGCCAATAAAAGATACGCTGAAAGTTTCATGAATTTAGAAAGATTTGATTCACCTATGGGCGACGATGATGAAAATGAAATGGATGATGGTGATAGCAATAGTGGCGACAATGAAGATGGTGATGGTACCGATGATGATGATGATGACAATGAAGATGGCGATGGTGCCGATAATGATGATGATGATGATGATGATGATAATAATGAGACATTTGATTCAACAGAGGAAGAGGAAGAGGAAGAAGAAGAAGGTTTTGCTAATCCACATGCTTTCAGTTCAGTAGATGAAAATTTCGATAATTCATCTGAACTATTTGATACCAATGAAGATAAAAACCAATCCACAGAGGGGGTTTTACCTGCCAATAATTTATCTGGAAATCCTTCTAAAATGTATGCTCCATTTTAAAAAAAAAATTATAATAATATTAATAATTTTAATATTATTATATATTAAATGGACAATTTAAATGATATATTCAAAGTAAAATTTATTAAGAATAGTCAAAAGATGATTAATAAGCATTTAACAAGAGATAATATAATAATTGTAGGATTAATAATATATATATCTGCTATATCAATATATACACCTAGACATTTATTATCATTAATTAACTCGTCACTTGTTAGATTATTAATTTTAGGAAGTATTATATACCTAGGTAAAGATAATTTATTATTAGGACTATTTATATCAATTGCGTTATTAGTTTCAATTAATTTAGATAATACGATACATCTTACTGAAAATAAATTAGAAACCTTCAAAGAGGGGTTTGATAATGAAGAAGTTAGTAATGATAATAGTGATAACGGGAGTGATGATGATAGTGATGACGGAAGTGATGATGATAGTGATAACGGAAGTGATGATGATAGTGATGACGGAAGTGATGACGATAGTGATGATGATAGTGATGAAGGAAGTGGTGACGATAGTGATGATGATAGTGACGATGATAGTGATGACGACACTAAAGAAAAATTTAATATTAATAAATTAAAACCTGGTAAAAATTTACATGATAATTTTAAAACTCTACATAATGCTATTCATGAACTTGAAAGTTTTATATCAAAAAAAAAGAACCCTGATTAATGTTTTAAATTAAATTAATTATGTAATAAAATTTTATTAGTTTATATTAAATGTCTATTACTCGATCTAATTTAGGGTTGTTTGAAACATCTGTCCAGACAATTAATCAAAGTAAATATTTTTATGGAATACTTATGATTTTATTAAATATTGGAGCTAAATATATAGAAATTGATATTCCAAAACATCATAAGCAATTTTTAAGCAGTAAATTAATAAGAAGAATATTAATATTTACTGTTGCTTTTATAGCAACGAGAGATGTTATAGTATCACTTGTTATTACCGCTGCTTTTATTATATTAGTGTTAAATTTATTTAATAATGAAAGTCAATATTGTATATTACCAAAATCTTTTAAGGACCTAGATCTAAATAAAGACGGAGAGATATCACCAGATGAAATTAAAAAAGCCTATGAAACTCTTAAAAAAGCTGGAAAAATTAATTAAATATAAATTTGATTAACACTATCTATAATTTACTATTAATAGTCATGATTAATAAAAAATTATACTTATATCTCATATTTACTATTTTACTAATATGGAATACTAAATTAGTAAAAGCAACTACGTGCTATGATCTATGTTCAAACTTTAAGGAAAGTAATTATCAAGTAATAATATGTTTCCCAAATAGTATTAATAATTTTCAAATACCTTATATGTCGGAAGAAGAATGTTATGGTTTACAAAGTATTATTAATAAGGCAAATAAAACTAATAGTAGCAATGCTATAACATTAAATACCAATCAAAATACCGAAACAACTACAACAAGATCTCCATCACCTTCCACTGAAATAACTACTATAAGAGCCCCGTCGCCTTCCACTGAAACAACTACTATAGTTACTCCATCGCCTTCCACTGAAACAACTACAACAGGAACTCCATCTCCGTCAATACCTACAACTACAACAGGAGCTCCATCGCCTTCAATACCGACAACTACTACAAGCACTCCATCACCTTCAATACCTACAACTACAACAAGCACTCCATCACCTTCAATACCTACAACTACAACAAGCACTCCATCACCTTCAATATTGACAACTACTACAGTAGCTCCATCGCCTTCAATACCGACAACTACTACAAGCACTCCATCACCTTCAATACCTACAACTACAACAGTAGCTCCATCTCCTTCCACTGAAACAACTACTACAAGCACTCCATCACCTTCAACTACGACAGTAGCTCCATCACCTTCAATACCGACAACTACAACAAGCACTCCATCTCCTTCCACTGAAACAACTACAACAAGCACTCCATCACCTTCAATATCGACAACTACAACAGGAGCTCCATCTCCTTCAATACAGACAACTACTACAAGCACTCCATCACCTTCGATACAGACAACTACAACAGGAACTCCATCACCATCGTTGATCTTATTAACTAATACAAGCACTCCATCTCCTTCAATACAGACAACTACAACAAGCACTCCATCTCCTTCGATACAAACAACTACAACAAGCACTCCATCACCATCGTTGATCTTATTAACTAATACAAGCACTCCATCGACTTCGATACAGACAACTACAACAACAAGAACTCCATCGACTTCGATACAGACAACTACAACAGGAACTCCATCACCTTCAATACCGATAACTGTAACAGTAGCTCCATCACCATCGTTGATCTTATTAACTAATACAAGCACTCCATCGCCTTCGATACAGACAACTACAACAAGCACTCCTTCACCGTCAATACTGACAACTACAACAAGCACTCCATCGCCTTCGATACAGACAACTACAACAGGAACTCCATCACCTTCAATATTGACAACTACTACAAGCACTCCTTCACCGTCAATACTGACAACTACAACAAGCACTCCATCACCGTCAATACTGACAACTACAACAAGCACTCCATCACCATCATCTGTATTGTTAACTACAACAAGCACTCCATCACCATCATCTGTATTGTTAACTACAACAAGCACCCCATCGCCTTCAATAAGCACAACTACAACAGGATCTCCATCGCCTTCAATATCGACAACTAATACACGAGCCCCATCATCTATAAATGTTATTAATAATACAAATTCGTCAAATACTAATAAATATAAAAATAAAAATGATAAAATTACAACATTGTCAGATATTGGACTTATTTTAGCATTATCAATTTGTTTACCATTGATATTCTTAATAATTGTCTACATATATAAATTGAAATCTAAAGGTATGTTGCCGGTATCCATAAAAGATATAAAAATTACTTTTAGGAGAAGACCATCTAAAGTTAGTCCTTTGGGGATAATTAAAAAAGAATCTATACCAGAATCTACCGAAATAATTAATAATTCCAACAATAATTTAAATTCAAAAATATTACCAGAAAATAAAAACAATATAATTATAGATGAATTAAAACCAAAAAGAAGAATTTTACACAGAATGAAAACAACATCAGATATTAAAATTGTTAAAAAAAAAAATATTAATATTGATACTAAAAAATATAAAAAAAGAAATTCTCTTTCTAAAATAGATTCAATGAATATTAGTAATAAATATCCAGATACACCTAAATCAACTATTAAGTTAAAGGAAATATTAAATAACAATACTTTATTACAATGCAGTGCTTATTTATTAGACGATATTGAAAGGGAGTCACGTAATATGTTTGGAAAAGATTATAAATTACCAAGCACTC